GAATTGCATATGCAGTCGTTCCATTGTTTTCGCTTACGCCATCTGCTGATGATGATTTATTGTTACTTCCTGCATAATTTGGAATATAAATTTCGCCATTTCCAAATGTATTAGCAGTATCTAAACCTGATGTTGGACTAGGAACAAGCATTAAACTTGTTAATGCTGCGCTTGTTCCAGCAGAACCATCACCTGTCATAAAAAGTGTTTTTACGCTTGAACTGCTACCGTTAAACGAAAGAGTCGTTGTTGGACCAGAAACGCTTTCAAGGCATCTTGCAGAATAAACAATTTTTAAGTCTGTATATGTTTGTGGAATGGAACTAAAAGTAACTGATGTTGATGAACTACTAAGTGTGTTTGAAGCAATCAATGTCATTGTGTTTGCCATAGTTATGCCGCCGCGATTCCGTAGAGTGTGAAAGTTGAGCCAGTAGTCCAAGTTTGAGAACCTGTATAAGGTCTAAATTCAATCGAGTTTATTGCAGCCGTAGAGCGCCATAGATTGACTAAAGCATCTACTCCTAAAGATGCGTTATTAGAACGCACTAAAAAAGTTTTGTAGGTAGTAGTGTTGGAATAATTCATAAAATTCAATATCTGAACTGAGCCACCTAAAGTAGTATCTACTGTGCCATAGTAATCGGCTTGTCCTTGACTTGCTCCACCGCCTGTTGCCGAGCCAGCAGCCGAACCTGTTCCATAAAGAATTGTACGAGAATAATTTGTTCCAGTATCTCCGTTGAGTCTTACGCCAATATCATTTGTGGCAGACCTAGCGCCGTTGATTACTAAAACAAGGTCTGTGTAAGTGCTAGGAATAGATGAAAAAGTTACCGAAGTTGGATTACCAGTAATAGATTGCGTCGCAATCGGCGTATAAGTTGAACCTGCTGCCATTATGCACCAACCTTTTTCTTAGCCCATACTGCACGCGCTCTTACGCGGTTGCACTCAGCGCATTCACGCTTTCCGTTTTGACGAACCATTATGTTCCCTTCAAATGAATGCCCCTGATTGCAGTGGCTACGATTATCAATGTTGTGTATCCCACCCATAACATTCTCTGATTGAGATGCTAGGCGTAGATGGTCTATGTTTACACAAGCCCTGTGCTTGCAAGTAAAACCACCCTTGCACTCACCGCGTTCTACTGCTTCGTTATGGCAGATATGGTCTACCACAAAGCCTTCTGGAATATTGCCATTGGCTTCAATCCAAGCAGCGCGGTGTGCCTTAATTACTTTGCCTTGAAATTGTCTTTGTCCATAGCCAGTATCTTTGATGGACTTATGCCAGATTACGCAGTCAGTCATCATCATCCTTTCACGCCGTAAAGTGCAAATGATGAGTATTGATTTATTGTCCCACCTGATTCTAATTTAATTACAATAGATGAAATTGCAGATGTTGACTGCCAAAGACCAGAGTTAAAATTAATTTCACCACTTCCATTTGCATCAAATCCTGAAAGGATACGAGTAGTTTTATATTTATTAGTATTTGTGTAATCTAAAATATCCGCAATACCAACAACAGGATAAGGGCTAGAACCTGCTACTACATATCCTTGTAAATTAAAGTAACCACCATTTGGATAACCAGCCCCTTGCGTTCCAGTTCCATAACCATTCAATGTATGCTTTGCATAATTGCTTGCAGTATCACCATTAAATTGCATAATAGTTGATTGGGCATTGCCGTTTATAGCCGCAAAACGTACTTGTAGATGTTTATATGTGCTAGGAATTGACGTAAATGAAATAGAAGATTGCCCACCTGAACCCACTGTCACAGTCTGAATAGACTCATAAGAGTTGGTACTCAAATGCCCCGTTATCTGTGAGGCATAGATGCCAGGAAGAATACTCACGCAATATCTCCAAACACTAGCCAGTTGTTAGCCGATGTCTGCACGCAAGAAGCAGCAGAGTACTGAACACGAGTCTTAGGAGCAGATGCTGTAGCGCCTACGGAAGTAATGGTTACACCAGAACCCTGTGTGATGGTTGTCTGCCCTGCTCCAGTCTGAGCAAAGTTAAGAACGGTACCTACTGGGAATGCTACGCTGGAGTTAGGTGGAATTGTAAATGTGTTAGCAGATGCGTTGGAAAGGGTAACAAGAGCGTTGTTACCATCTGCAAGGACTGCCGTATATGAAGCAGTCTGTGCGTTAACTGTAAGTGTTGGAGTTACGCTTGTGTTAGTTAATAGTGTTACAGCCATTAGAGTACACTTCCTGTTGCTGTGAATGAAATGTTGCCGTTAGTTGAGTAAACCTTAAGAGTCTCACCTGTACCAAGAGTCCAGCCTGGAGTTGATTCCAAAGTAGAGTTAGCCGCAACTGTGAAGTCATACCAAACGTAGTTGGCTGCGGCAGTGCTTCCGCCTGATGGTGTGAGTGCTACACGGATTGAGTCGCTAGAACCTGATGTGTTGCAGGCTGTAAAGTTAGCAACGATAGTTCCGTTAGAACCACCTGTCACCAGTGTGGTAAGTGTTGTAGCAGCAGGCTTAGTCTGCGTACCAAGGATTGAATAAGTTGCCATTATGCCAAGTCCCCAATCAACTGGAATGTATTACTTGCGGTACATAAGATAGTTGCTGCACTGTATTGTACACGAAGTTTGGTACCTGTGCCTGTTACAGTTGATGTGCCGTCACCCTGCACTGTCACCTGTCCAGCGCCAATAGCCTGGATATTGATGTACTGCCCTGCGCTAAAGACTGCAGATGGGACTGTCAAAGTAATTGCTGATGAGTTGTTCAGCGTAACCATCTTGTCCTGGTCAGTAAGTACTAGGGTATATGTTGTACCAGTTTGTGCATTGATACCAAGTGTTGTCTTTGGTGAAGTAATCGTTGGGCCTGAAAGAGTTGGGCCAGTTGCAAAGACGATTGGGCCTGAACCAGTCTCATCTGTAATAGCAGATGCTAGGTTTGCAGATGTCGGTGTGCTGATAAAGGTTGCAATTGCACCAGTGATGCCGTGTACTCCAGAAGGACCCGCTGCTGCGTGGTCCTGGAAGTCTGTCAAGTCTTGAGCGATGATGACGTGGCGTACTACAGCGCCAGCGTTGTGGGCGGTAGCAGATGAACCACCGTATGCACGAGTAATGGTAAGTGTTGTACCAGATGCTGCGGTAACAAGCACAAGTTCCTCAGAGGCTGTGTTGTAGTCAAGAGCAACCACGAATGGGTAACTGCTTGGATAACCTACTGGTGAGTTCGACAGAATTACAGATGTAGCACTGTTATTAATGCCGCTGCTTACTGTGTTGTCAACTGCAGTAGAAGAGTAATATCGTCTAGTTGCCATATGCCGTCCTTATGAGGTGTAGTGTGTGCGTGGTGGGTACTGCTCTTGCAGACGACGTACTTCAACAAGAAGACGTTGCTGGTACATTTGCTGTAGGACTCTGCCGATATTTGCTGCAGAACCAATTGGGTCATTGCCTTGCTGTGCATCCGCTTCGGCAGTCTGTGCTGGCACACGGCCCATATCTAGGTACATTGCTGTACGGTATGCAGCACCAAGAATAATTACTTCTCGTGCTGACTCAGGAAGGCCAGTCATTGTAAAGTCATCTGAATCATACTGAAGTACAGTAGGCTTCTTAGTATATGTAACCATAACTGGACGGCCTGGGATAATGCCTTCACGGATTGATACAGTCTTGCCTGTGTTCCATGTGGTTGGGTTAGCCATACGGTCAACACGATAGTGACGAACTGGTAGCCATTCACGTGATGGACCAATGGTCTGCCATGAGCAGCCAAGAATATCTACTGCTTCCTGTGGGAGAGCATAAGTAGTACGTGCTGCCTGCCAGTTAAATGTTGTGTAATACGTTCCAAACAAATCTGGGTAAACCCCATCAATTGCTAGGTTAAGGTTTCGGCGGATAACACTGCGGGGAAAGGAAGGCGCAATGGTTACACGAGTACCAGCAGTATGGCTGGCAGCAACTGTGTCACGAAAGCCTCTGCCATAAGCAGGAATTGTTGCGGTATTAGATGTTCTATCGAAGGAGTCTACCCAGATAAGTTCATCGTCAATTTCTACGATACCACGAGTGAGGACTGTTCCATCTGCTACGGTAAAGGTTGTAGCAGTTGCAGACAAGGCAGCAGTTAAGAATGTAGCCTGGTCCTGGCGGTTGGTGTAACCAGTGAGCGCAAGGTTTGTCTCATTGATGAGGTCAATAAAAGTTGTCACGATGCAATCCTTGCCGCTGCTTCGTTAATGCCTAGGCCAGATGTACCAGCCAGCGCATTAAGTGCACCTTGTAAGTCGTAGTTGTAGTTTCTGCCACTGTTGCGGCTTGCATATAAAGTATTCAATGCGCCAGGAATAGCAAGGCCCGTGGTGCCAGCCCAAAGATTGGCAGCACCTTGTGCGTCATATTGCGGTACTCCATTAAGAAGAGTACCTGCCAAACGATTGAGGTGGTACGTGTATGTTAAACCATCACCAGCAGCCATAATTTATCCTTTACCATTTAACCTTATCTGCCCAGTACGCTGCTGACATCTTGCCCTTGGCAATGTTTTCAGCATGACGAGCCTTAAAGGATTTCTGTCGGGCTGTTGGTGTCTTATCACCAGTCACGCCCTGTTGACCAAAATGAATTGTCTTAATCTTGTCGCCTTCTTTAGCCACTACAACATGAGATTTTGTTGGGTGGTTAGGAGTGCGCTTTGGTTTGTTGTAACCTTCTACGCCAGCCTTCTCAAGGCGTGGGTCCTTCTTTGCAGCCATTGTTACTTAGTTCCGCCAACGCCGTCGTACTGACCGTATGGGTCCTGTGGCTTGCCTGTTAATTTGTCATCCAACTTACCAATTGCTGTTGAGTTGCATCCGCATTCTACGCACATGTTACTTTCCCTTCTTTGCTGGAAGAACCTTCTTAAGGTTCGGGTTTGCCTTCTTTGCTGCTGGGCTTGCCTTGCGTGCACCTGCTGCAAGAATTGCTCCAGCACGTTCCATTGGAATACCTTGCTTCTTGGCAATTGACTTTGCTGCTGCCTTAAAGCCCATGCCCTTTTTTGCTTCTGCCATGTTACTTTCCCTTCTTAATCTTCTTAGCGAGTGACTTGTCAGCCTTGACATCTTCTTTCATAGTCATCTTCTTCTTGTCCATCGCAGTGTCAGCCTTTTTGAATGCTGCCTTCTGCTTAGGTGACATGCCTTTCATAACCTTGGCATCTTGTTTCTTATCATCATGCATCGCCATTAGATGTCTCCTGTATGTTTTAATACCTCAGCACTTTGCTTGGTAATCTTTTCTACGGATGGCATGACATCAGCGTTATACGCTGCTCCCAATTTGTCGCTTGCATCCATTGCGTCTTTGACAGCCTTCATTGTTGTACCTGCTGGCTGTACGCCCTGCGCTCTTGCATCTCTGTAGGCGCTAAGTTCTGCATTCCACTTCTTGTCGCTCATGGAATCAGAGCGTCCAGCATCTCCTGTACTTAGTTGGAGCGTTTCTGCTTTACAGCCGAAACAACCTTCCGTATAAGCAGTATGCCGAGAATGACCAGTATCAACTTCTTCATACTTAAACGCCACAGGTGAGGTTTCTTCACAATCAGTGCATCCATAAAGTAACGGAACTGACTCATACTTTTCGTTTATTCCCCACGTTAGAACTTTGCTTGTGTGCTGATGATTCATCTTTCACTTTCTTAAAGAACTCTAGGTTGCGCATGATGCGCTCATTCTCTGGACCATTTGCCTTAACCGCTTCTTGGGTAAAGGTTATTGCCTCATCTATATGCTTGAGGTTGAAGGCTGCAATGCCTGCTAAATCGTAGGCTTTCCAGTCCCAGACTGCTGATTCGTAGCAGTAATGGTTAGAGCGGGGAGACTCTAAGGCGTTCAGTGCAGCGTCTAAACAACGCTGCCATTCTTGCTTTCGGTATGCATCCATGGCTACGCTAAACTGCGGCTCGCCTTGTCCTGGAAGTATCTCTACTCCCTTGTCATACCAAGTCCTGGCTTCTTCTTCACGGCCAAGTTGGTGTGCTGCTTCTCCTGCCCATCGGCAGACGGCGGAGGACTCTACGTCCCAACCACCAAGTTTTATCTTTGCTTCTGCACTACGGATAACATCTTCCCATTTTGCATAGAAGAAATACTCACGTGTCATGTATGTCCACATGCGTGCATCATCTTTATATTCCTTGACGCCTTCTTCAAGCATTCCAAGGTATTGACCACGGGACTTATTGTTATCTGGCAGATGTTGAATTACTGCCTGGCGAACATCGCAGTCCTTTGCTTCGCCCTTGCCATACCAGATGTTTACTTCATGGATGTTATATTTCCACATCCAGTTCCATCTGCTATGAAGTCTATCTCGTTCCCACTTGTTAGCATCTGTCTGCATGCTAATCCAGCCCATATCTGAGCCAGGTACCCAGTACTTGCGTACCTTCTTAAAGAAATCAGGTTCTGGAACTTCATCCATATCTAACTGCAGACATACATCTACATCATCTGGAACAAGTGCAAGGGAAGCGTTACGTGCCATGTCAAAGCGCCAAGGCCTTACATGAATCTGATGGACTGTAACGCCAAGTTCTTTTAACTTTTCCTGAGTGCCATCTGTGGAACCTGTGTCAGCAACAATGCGGTAGTCGGCACCTTTGGTTGCCTCTGCCCATCTTTCGCAATGGAGTATTTCATCCTTTGCTATAGCATACACAGCAATCTTCATATTGCTTAGTGTATCACATTCCACCTAGCATTAGTATGCCTGGGAGTGCAGTCGCATCAGCGCCTGTCGCTCCTGTGGCCCCAGTTGCGCCAGTATTTCCCGTAGTTCCAGTACTGCCTGTTGGCCCAGTAGGTCCAGTTTGGCCAGTCGCTCCTGTGCTGCCAGTAGGGCCAGTTGCTCCCGTGGCGCCAGTGTTGCCAGTCGTTCCCGTAGAGCCTGTCGCCCCTGTTGGTCCCGTTTGTCCTGTTGCACCCGCTGCTCCAGTCGCTCCTGTGTTACCAGTACTTCCTGTGTTACCTGCTGCGCCTGTGGCTCCAATGGCTCCTGTAGCCCCTGTAGGGCCTGCAACCGTGCTGTTAGCACCAGTTGCTCCTGTAGCACCTGTAGCACCTGTAGGCCCTGTATTGCCTTGTGGGCCTACGCCGCCAGATTGAGCGAAGGTGATATTGTCTGTACCAATGATGATGTTGCCATTAGTTCCAGTTCCAACATTGTTTTGAATCCAGTTAGTAGCACCGTTAGCGGTACCAGAGGTTACGAAGAGGAAGTCACCATATTCAACTTGACCAGAAGTTGAGTTGTTGTAGTCAGTAGCACGAGTTAAGACGTATGCAACGCCGACAGCGCCCTGGGTGGTAACTGTATAAATACCATTTTGAGTCTGAGTAGTTTGATTCTTGACTAGGATTCTGTCGCCAGTAGTAATGCTTACTCCATCAATAGAACCACGTCCATTTGATGTAGCAGTTAACTTAGCGCCAATTCCATATCCACCGTCAGCATCAATAGTGCCAGCGGTATATGTAGTAGCAAGGTTTGCTGTTGTAGCAAGACGAGCAGATGCGTGAGCATTGCTAGTTGATGCTGGACCAGTTGCTCCAGTTAATCCTGTCGAACCCGTTGGGCCAGTATTGCCTTGCGCACCCGTTGCGCCAGTTGCGCCAGTAGGTCCAGTTGGACCTGCGACAGTCGAGTTTGCTCCCGTTGCACCAGTGTTACCCGTTGCACCTGTCGCTCCAACCGCACCAGTAGGACCAGTATTACCAGTAAGACCAGTGGAGCCAGTAGGACCAGTAGGGCCTGTATTGCCTGTAGCACCTGTACCTCCTGTTGCTCCTGTTGCTCCTACAGCGCCTGTAGGGCCTGTGTTACCTTGACTTCCAGTTGGTCCAGTTTGTCCAGTGCTTCCTGTAGGACCGACTGCACCCGTAGGTCCAGTGCTTCCAGTACTTCCTGTAGACCCTGTGTTTCCTGTTGAGCCTGTTGCACCTGTAACACCTTGACTTCC